CACCTAATAAAGTCAACGCACCTCTTAATACACCAATCGCAGTAGAAGCCAGACCTGCACTAGCGGTAGTAGAAGCAAAAGCCGCAACTGTGCTTGCTAATGCTCCTGCAATTTGACCCACAAGAATCGCCGCTAGTGTTTTTGCACCAATAGTCATAGCTTTTAGAACATCATTAAACTTTTCAGACTTAACGAAGTCATCTACTTTTCGTGAAAATTCTGTAGTTGCTTGAATAACTTTACGGATAATAGGCTCAAGCATTTTGCCCATCGTAATTGCCAAACCTTCGTTAGCAGAATTAAGACTTAATAAATCACCTGTCATATTATCGAAATTTGTTGCAGCCATATCAGTTGCAGTACTCGTACCTGTTATAGCTTTTTCTAATTTCCTAGCATCATGCGCACCGTTAATCATAATAGCCGCAGACTTCATCGCTTCTGCGCCAAATAAGCCAGTTAATTCTGTCAGACTCATGTTTTCGGCAGCAAGGTTTTCTAACGCACCTGCCAGACCGACCATTGAAGGTTTGAATCTATCGTCAGCTTCGTTTTCTAGCTTCAACAAGACTTGTCTAAAGCCTGTGCCTGCTTCCGCAGCAAATAGACCTCCTTTAGCCAATAGCTGAACGCCGACATTAGCTTCTTCAAAACTCAAACCTGCCAAATTCGCAGCGACACCCGCATTTTTCATTGCTTGTGCTGTATCTGTAATGGAGGATGAACCTTCTTTAGCACCTGCTGCCAATACGTTGACGAAACGACCTGCTTCTTTTGCATCTGCCCCAAATTGGTTAAGAGAGACACCTACAGTAGACGCCGCATCAGCCAAACCAACACCCGCTGCTTCTGCTAACTTAACCGCTTCTTTTGTAACCGCAGCCAATGCTTCTTTGTTTGCAAGTAAGTCAGGCTTTGCACTAGCAATTAGCTTAAATGCGTCTGCCGCTTGACTAGCAGATAGAGTTGTTGTTTTACCAATTAACGCTGCTTGCTCTTCGTAAAATTGTAAGTCTTTACCAGTAGCACCAGTAATGGCAGACAACTCACTTACAGATTTCGTAAAGTTGATTGTGTCAGTGGTAATCTTTCTGAAAGTAGCGCCAACGCTAAGACCTGCCGCAGCAGCACCAAACAACTTCACAGCTTTAGAAGCTAATGAACTTTGCTTGCCAAGTTTTTCCATTTGAGCAGTAGCTTCCGCAACGCCTGTGGATTTCGCTTGTAACTCAACGGTATATAAATCAGTCGCCATAATTATTTCCCAAAACTACCTGTCCGTAATGCTTGTTTAATAGCATCGTCATCTATCTTAGCTGCTTCAATATGCTTGTAAGGAGCAACTGTCATGCTGTCATGGTATCGACTAGCACAAGAACCATAAATTGATGAAAGCCTTTTTATTGTGTTACTTTCCCACACGCTTAATTTAATTCCTGTCAAACTGCACCAACTACTAATTTCTTGCCATGTAACTTCACTTGGACCAATCTGTGCTAGTAAGTCTATGACATAAGAAAAAGGCGCTATGTCGGGCATAACTGGGTCAATCATAGACTCAATTCGTGCCTTCGTAGCGCCTTTCTGGTTCGTAGTGAGCCAAGCCCAGTAGCGAACGTAATCTTCAAGTAGTTGGCCTAAGTAAAAATGTAGTTAGCCCTATCAGCAGCAGCTTCCAACATTTGTTCCGCAATCCATGACCGTTTTTCGTATATCATCAAAGCATTCTCTTTACTGCACTTGAGAGCTTCTTCGTTGTATACGATTCCCGACCAAGACACTGTGCATTCAGCCAATAAATCACGAACTTGTCGTTCAACTTCAGCGTCAGGCACTTTTCCATTGCGATACTTATTTGCGTTTTTTGCGGCATTTCGTTTTTGAGCTTGTTGCCATTTAGCCGAATCGCGCCCAAGTATTTTGATGCTAATACTTTTGCCCTTATCGTCTTCAAGCGTCTCACCAGTTATAGGGTGAGCAATATCAACACTAATACCGCTATTCGCAGCCTCTTTCAAATCAAATTGCGCTAAATCCATTCTAAGTCACCTATGCAGTAACTGTCGAACGAGTGCGCTCCAAACTAATAGTCCTTTGAACTATTGAGTCTGCGCCCCCAGCGACAGTGTCAAAAGAAACTACTTTTCCAGTAAAGAAGTCGATTGTGCCATCTTGGTATACTACCTTAAAAGCAAAATCGGCATCAGTATCTAAAGCAGTGAGAACAAGAACTTGTCCCGCATCGTCATCGTCACGATTTACGGTAATACTATCAGATCCGTTATTAAAGCTACCTTTGAATTTACTTGTGCCGCGCTCAGCAATAGGATTGCTAGTCACAACATTGTAGGCTTTACCACCCGCAGACCAATCAGTTACTTGACCGACAGCAGTGTAAGTAGAAGACGGATAGCCAGTTGTGGCATCGTCATCAAATGTAGTAGGGAGAGTTGCCGAGACACTTATCGTAGTTTCGGCGAGGGTTTGTACAATATTAGGCATAAATCACCTCGTTATAAATGAAATATATCGTATCGAAACGACAATTGTGTACCAAGCATCCATTACGGTTCCTGCTTGGCGGCTTACTGAGCGTATTGTCGCAGATTGTCCAGAATATGCAACGGTACTCCCAATTGGGTAATGCGCCATGATTTCTTCAGCTTTAGTCTTTGGAGCAATCGCCCCGCCGTCTATAGGATAGCGCAATATAACTCTAAAAATTCCGCTTGTTTCATTCATATCAGAAAGGGACAAGGAATCTATAGGATTTGTTATTTGTATAAGTTCTGCATACGCTGTACCCGATACAGGCGTGTAAGGCATATTTTCGTAATTAACTGGAATGCCAAAAGAGCCATCTACAAAAGACTGCACGAATGCTTGGTCAATTTTTATGCTCATTGCGCAAACTTCCTAATATTCGTTTCTATTCTGGCAATGTTTTTAGAGACCATTCCATCGCGTTCTTCCCAGATTCCGACATAAGGAACATTGTTAGTCAGGTAGGTAGTATCACCTGCGCCACCACACTTGTTCTTCATATCTTGAACCGTCTGCGAACCGTTACGGTCTAAATTACTAACAGTACCAGTAGCAGCAGAACCAACTGTACACTGCCAATTACCTCTCATACGACCAGTGTCTACTCTGCTGTCCATGATAGCGCCAGTAAACAACTCAATCTTTACTGCGCGCACAAATTCATCAAGCGTGGAATTAGCTCGTTTAGCTATATCGTCTGCGTTTTTGATTATCATCGCCTAGCCTGTACGAAATAAACCAAAGGAATCCCCGCAGGGTTTGATTCTCTAATAGATACAATAGACCAATTCTCACCGCCAATAGTTATGGTATCAGTAGAAACAGGCTCAATAGTATTATCTAAAATAATCATTCGGTCACTACTTAATATCCTAGCACCATCTATAAGCTCGTCAGCGTACTTCTGGACGATTGTATTAGGAGTATAAGTAACCGTTGTCCCCGCACTAGGAACGCCAGTAACAGGGTCTATCGTAGCTCCTGTGGTGCGTTTAATCTCACCTACAGCGCCAAACTTTGTAATCAGCTTAGAAGCTGTCGCCGCAATCCTATTATAAAACGCTTCACTCATTAGCCCATCACCAACGGTACGCCTAAACCGCCACGAACCATAAGAGCAGCAAGCAATGACTGACTGCGTGAATGCCTAGCGATTCTTTGGCTATCAGCTATAGCATACTCAACTTTTACTGCGCCTTTTACCTCTTCGCTCTTAACGCCTACTGCGCCAGACTGAGAAAGGTTGTATAAGTCTTCACCTGCCTGTATATCTAGCGCAAGTGACATCTGGCAATTTTTCACCAGTGTAGGTATTTCGTTATTTTGCCAACTAAAGTTATCCAAGTCGGTCAGATTATTTCGTGGATAAGATAGAGGCTGATAACGCTCTACCATATCACCCATTAACTGAGATTCTTTGCTAGCGATATATTGAGCAGCTTTGATTAGCTGTACTTTGAAAGCATCGGTATCTGCAACCGTAACGCCAAAGCCTTCAGCGTAGGCTGTATATTCAGCTATAGTCACATAAGTGTTAGCACCAGTGATAATAGAGCCATTTTCGATAATCAAGGTAGCCATTTTATATCCCTACTTGCCTTTCGGCTTCTTTTTCTTGCCTTTGTTGTACATATAATCACCACTTAACTTTATTTGCCCAATACGCACCGCTCATCTTTCCCTTCTTTATGTTTTCAGCGTGTCTAGCTTTAAAAGAAGCCCTGCGAGCAGTGTCTGCTTTACTTTCGTTAGCGCGCCTAGGTGAGCCAGAAACTCCTTGCTGTCCGAAGCGAATCGTTTTTATTTCATCGCCTTCTTTAGCGACAACAACATGAGACTTGGTCGGATGGTTAGGAGTGCGCTTTGGTTGGTTGTATTTATCCAAACCTAAACGAGTGAGTCTTGAATCTTTTGCCATGATAACCCCAGAAAGAGAAAAGGGGAGCCGAAGCCCCCCATTCCGTTTAGCCGAGAAGTACAGCAGCAAACTCAGGCTTCCATACTTTGTAGCCGTACAAGCAAGACACATCAAACATTGCCTTGTTGTAGCCCTTATAGGCAGCTATTTCAAACACCAGACCACTAACATCGTCTTGCACTGTCAGACGGTCAACCGCAGCGTCACCACCCGCAGGTTGTGCCATTGGACGCATACCGATTTCAACAGCAGCTTTATGGAAAGCAATGTTTCCAGTATGAGTGCCACCAAGAGTAACGGCTGCGTTATTAGCAGGTGCTACTTTAAGGCCAGGAGCAGCGATAGTTACGTTGCCACCTGCGAGTGCGCCAGTTACGAGATACTTGTTAGTATCACCTGCGATAACAATTAAGTTACCTGCTAGGATTGTGCCTGTGCCTGTATCTACTGGAATAACTGTCTCGCCAACAGCAGGAGTGCCGTTAATTAGATAGTTAGCGCCAGTTCCCGCAGTATTAGTAGCAATACCCGCAGACTCTTTTATCATCAAGCCTTGAAGGTCAAGCAAAGTGCCTTGACGCAACAGGTTGCTAGAACCCGCTTGATTTACTGATTGCAGTGAAGCGAGCTGACGCAAGTTAGTACCTGCGAGGCTGTTCATCACGATAGTGGCCATGTTGTCATTAGATGGCATACCGTTATCTACAAGAATCTGACGAATCTCAGCAACATCGTTAAAGTTACTAGCGAAAGGAGTAGTTCCCGCAGTACCAAAAGCGCGTGAAGCGTTATTAGCAACATCAGTAGCAACTTCGGCTTCGATTTGGTTAGAGATAGCGCGCATAGCTTGCTGAATCTGGTCACCGTAGATAGTTTCAAAACCTGCGCCATTGTTGACGTGCTTCATGTCTTCGCCTGTCCACGGAATCTGAACAGATGCTGTAGTGCTAAGAGTCATCGTCTTATTATCTACAGTTTGGTCTGTGCCTTCAGGAATAGTCATTGAAGGTGAAACAGTACCAACAGTCGCGTTACGAGTAGCGAATGAGCGAATAGTATCGCCTTGTGCTGCGCGATTAGTAGCGTCTGAGTTAATTGTTGCTGAAGGGATAACACCAACAAGCTCACGGCCAACAATGTCTGCCGCCTTGTAGATGTCTGCCGCTAAGTCAGTAAGAACATTAGCCATGAGAGATTACCTTTAATCATCTTTAAGTTTACCGCCGTTTTTGGCGAAGTTTGCGCGTTGCGCTTGGTTCATTCGGTCAAACTCTGACCGACTTACTTCATTGAATCCGGCTCCGCTAGATTCATTGCCACCTGTACGCCCTGCGCCGTTGGCCTTTGTTCCCACAATTAACGGAGCAAAAGCTGCGCTATTCTGGAATTCTGCTTTAAGCTCATCAACTGACATCGCTGAAGGCTTACCATCTTTGTCGAGAACAACAGTAACAGGACTGCCCTCTCTAAATTCTGTCTTCAATCGCTTTTCTAGATGCGGCAATAAAACATCTGCCGAACCTTGAACCGCAATCTCTGCCGCTATTTTCGTTGCTGTTTGACCACTTGTTAATTTGACAAGCGTTCCTGACAGCGCGTCTAGCTCTTTCTTTAGCTCTACTTCCCTAGCGTTAAACTTCTCTTGCCAAGATTTATCTAGAGCCTCTGTATCATTGCCTTTCTTTGCTGCTTCAAGTCTTGCTGCGTCTGCTTCTTCCGCTGCTTCCCGCGCTTTCTGCGATGCTGCTTTCTTTTCTCGCAACAATTCATCAACTTTATTCTTGAGGCCACTTAAATCTTCTTTCTCTGGCTCAGGAATACCTGTAACTTTAAGCTGATACCCAGTATCTGTTTGCTCATAAAGCCCTTGTAAGGTTTCGTCAATGCTTTCTAAACTCTCTAACTGATATTCAATCATTTTATCACCCTGTGATTAAAGTAAGCCCAACTTACGATTCCGTCATTGTAACTTGCAAAACTTTTATGTCAATGCTAGTCCAATCCTGCTTTTTCAAATGCTAATGGTTCTAGCTTTTGCATTTCTTCTAAAGTTATTGGTTTAAATTGCTTGTTTAGCTGTAGCTTAGTAAATTTCTCAGAAGTAAGACCGCCGTTATTTAGTAATTTTGTTCTTTTTATGCCAATTATGGATTCTTGGAAGTTTTTAGGCTGACGCTTCAACCAAGCATAATAAGTTTCATCGGCAGGAACTGAAATCACTTCGCCTTTAGCATTTCGCGCAGACCTTGTGGCATCTTCTCTTAAAAAAGCAAATCTTGCGTCTGGAACTCCCACTATTGTACTTCTACAGTTCAAATGTAGTGGCGGTCTTGGTCCTTTTCTTACTGGGTTTTCTTGAAAAACTTGACCATCCAAAGCTCTACACTGAGAAGAAGTCCTACCGTCTAGCGTACTAACCCATTTTATTTTCTTAACTATATCTGCGTTTTCTGCCCAAACTTGCTCTCTAGCTTGCGATGATGCGTGCTGCAATGCTGTTCTTGTAATAGCTTTAGCATTGCGATTCATTTCGCCAAGAATGCCGTCTTTAAATTTAGCAGCTCTTGTGCCTCGAATTGTTTGCAAGATTTTATTAGTGGTTTGCCCTTCATAGTAGCCTGACATAATCGCCCCTGCTACTTTGTCTAAAGTTTTTTTAGACATATCTTTTACAAAAGGTTCTAGCAACTGCCCATTTCCAAATCCAAGCATGGTTAATGGGTTATTCAGAACAGCCACAGCAATAGCCGCCGTTGCGGGGACTACATACTCAGCAGAAGATACTTGCTGTAAAGAGCGCAGTTCAAAATCTGCCTCGTAGTCAGCTAATTTTAAAGATTGATTTGCTACATCCTTAGAGAATTCTTGCGCTAATATATCCATGTCTGAGCGTACAGAAAACAGCAACTGGTTAAGTCTGTCTCTAGAAAACTCGGTTAGGTTTTTATTAGCCAAACTATCGCTAACAGATTGGTCAATCTTCTTTAGAAAACTTCCAACCTTGTTAGCTTCGCCTGTCTTAAGCCTTTCGAGATAGACTTGATGGCGAGTCGCTATGTTTATTAGCTCCTCTGGTGCTGTAGCCATTAGTCTTCCTCTAGATCAACCATGCTTTCATCGATGCCTATTTCTTCTTGGTAATCTTCAAACTCTTTTTCGGCATGAATTAGACCGTGTTTCTTCTGCCAAGCAAACAAGTCACTAATCGGTAGAACGCCTTGCAAGAATGAAGCAACTACAGCGTTAAGCATTGGCGCGTCTGCTTTCGGGTCGATGAAGTCTTGGCTGATGTCATATTTACAGTAGGTATCACCACGGACGCCCATAAACTGCGCTGCCATTTTTAAAGCGTCATAATAGGCTTCAGAAACATTGTTAGCGATTAACGACAGAACAGAATGTTGCGACATTAACTCACCGTCAATCTGTGTAGCTGTCTTAGAGGCGCCGCCTGATTGCATGAACATAGCGCCTAAGCCAATCATTAGCTCAACTTTATCCATCATAGCTTCACGAGCAAGCATATTAGGACTCGCTTGAGCAAAGCCGAAGGTTTCGCCAGATGGAACGCCAATCAATCTACCAGAGCCGATATACATATTGTTTGACTGCATTAGCTCTATGGTTTCTTGATTTAGCCCAGACATCCACGGTTGAACCTGCCCGACTGTAAATACTGAGTCTTCGTAAATAGCAGAGTTATTGTAGTGACCTAGATTTATCTTAGCCAAATCGTACATCGGCGGGTGGTCAACATTGGTCGTGTTCATCTCTGAGCCAATGAAAACAAACGGCAGATAGTCTAGCGTATTGCCAAATCCATCGCGTGGGATAGTTTCGCTATGCACATAGAAATCATTGTGGTTGTCTTTGCGCCACTCACGCTGTACATATACGCCTTCTTCTAATGCCAGTTCTATCCAAATGTCTTTTACTTCAAACTCATAGCCGTCAGACTTTGGCTCGCTAACCGTAGAGGTTAATACAACAAGCGTTGGCATAACTTTTGAGCCAACTCGTTTAGTCTGCCAGTTTATAATCTCTCTGCAATCGAAGCGCGTGATAGTAGCAAAAATGTTACCGCTAAGAATATCAGCGCGTGATACTTCACCTTCTGTAGTTGGGAAATCTACTAATAAACCACAGCGACCAACACGAATTACATCACGCATTACTTCCTGTGATTGTTGATAGATAGATGCTCCTGCGCCGTTTATATCCGTAGATACATACGCAAGCTCTTCGGGAACTTCTAGTGTTGGTGGCTTGGTAAACGCTTTGCCTACAAACCCACGACTTGTATATCCTGCGACTGCGGCGAATACACTACGCTTAAAGAATTGCGAGTTGCGCTCTACATTCTCAACGGATACGTCTTTAGGGTTTAGCTGAACCAAATATTTTTTAAGGTTGTTGGAATCGCAAATGTCATTTACTAAATCCCACTTTTCTACATTGTCCCGATACTTCGGGTTCTTAAAGTCTATGCTCATCGTGCCATACCTATATCTGTGACCACGACAGGTCTGCTCAGCGACCATTTGCGGTTGATAAAATAACCTGCCGCATCAACCCAGTCGTCTATAGCAGGATGTTCACTGAACTTTTCGGGTTGCCCTTTTACATAACCTTGCGACTCTAGCGCGTCAGTTAGTTGTGGGCAGTTATCCGTATTTACTAGCCATCGGTCATGCGATAGCAGTCCGTTTACTGCGTTTATACGGTCTCTAACCATAGGATTTGCATTCGGACAGTCTACA